AACTGGTTTTTACACACGTTAGAGAATACTTTATCGTGATCGACCGCGACTTTATCTATGAAATTGGAGTTTTGTATCTAAGCATTGCCGCACAAGCGATGATTGCGTCCCTAAAGAACAGATTTCAGGAAGAATAGACAGAACGATAGAGAGAAAGGACGGGCAATGATATGAAATATAAGCTGTTTCGCTCCCCCGGTGATCTGGACAAGGCGGTCCGGAAGCACGAACTGGTTGCCGTGGAGACCGGCAAAAGCATTGATGATGTGGCAGATGCGCTTATCCGTGCCGTTCGGGATGATCTTGCGGAAATGCCGGAGTATGCGCACTGCGAGACTGCCGCCTATGTACCGGAACCGGTTAAGTCGTTTCGCAGGGTGAGGCGTTACCGGTATGAGATGATGGGTATTGTCTACCCGAAGTACGCCGAAGAGAACGTCCTGATTGACTACGGAATTATCGAGGAAGAAGAGGTATGAGCAATGAGTAATATCATTGAGACCCGCAGGAATCTAAAGAACGTATCCTAAAACATCTGCAATCACGTCTGCCTAACGCGACCAAAATGCAGCTTGAGAAAATCATAAAGGGGTAACGCAATGGACGATATTATCTTTGAGAAGGATTACCGGGAAACCGAGTCTGCCGAATACGATAAATGGTGCGATGAGGTGTTTGACCGCGCAGTTAATTGTGGTATGCTGAAAGCGTACTCCGAAGCAATGGACAAGATACCAAAGATCATTGTACCGGAGGACAAGAAGAACTACGAGTATCTTCTGGAACGCTGTGATGCGTTTGTCAAGCAACACCGCGGGTATATCAAGGGAATCGTGGACTATCATCGTTGGCACGCGGAAATCAATATGTTTCTTCCGTTTGCGGAGTTCGATGACTCAGAAGACCTTGCATTTTTGAAAGAAATTGCAGAAAAATCGCAAACCGTCTGCTTCTCCCCGGACGAAGAAGGTGGCATTCGCGTTCATATTTTTATCAACTACTTTGAAGAATTGATGTCAGCCGAACACAAGTCATACATCGAATACGATGCTATTATGCAGGACAAGAAACTATCTGAGTTACTTGGCATACCGGAGCTTTCTGACGAGGAAAAAGAACTCGCCCTGAAAATGAAGGGCATACTTGACCGCATTGATGAGGAAACAAGGATTGACCGTACCACGGCTTTTCGAGCCGTGCTTGATAAGATGACAAAAGAGCCGGAAGAAAACTGGTCGCTTCATTATATGGCAACATTGCTGGAAGCTCTGCTATACTTCATGCTGAATGAAGGAAATGAAAAGATTGATGAGGAGGAACACAATGAGTAATAAACTTGTAGCATATTTTTCTGCGTCCGGCGTGACCGCAAAGGTTGCCGAGACGCTGGCAGAAGCAATCGGCGCGGACATCTTTGAGATTGAGCCGAAGGTGCCTTACACGGAAGCTGATCTGAACTGGATGGACAAAAAAGCCCGCAGCACGATTGAGATGAACGATCCTGCCTCCCGTCCTGAGATTGCCGTAAAGCGGGACAACATGAAGGACTACGATACCATCTTTGTGGGCTTCCCGATCTGGTGGTATGTCGCGCCGACGATTATCAATACGTTCCTTGAGAGCTATGATCTGACCGGCAAGACGATCATCCCGTTTGCAACCTCCGGAGGAAGCGACATTGGCAAGACGAACGAACGCCTTGCGCCGAGCTGCAAAGGCGCAAAGCTGATGGACGGCAAGGTTTTCAAGGGCAACGTCGGGCATCAGGAGCTTGCGGCATGGGTTGAAGGACTTGGACTTTAAGGGACAGACTAATCGGAATTTGACAAAGGAGTGTAATTGTATGAAGAAGAAAAGCGTAATTGCGATATGTGCTGTATTCGTAATTTTAAGTGTGGCAACAGTCCTTGTATTAACTGGAAATAGAGGAAATGTATCAAATGTTAAACGTGTTGTTGGTTACTCTGCACTCTATGGTGAAAATTCAATCAAGGAAGCATTTGATGTCATAGAGAAAAAATTTGCAAAAGATTTTGAAGGTTGCACACTTACTGAACTTCGCTATGACGAGGATGTTGAAAACAGATTTGCAGAAGAAATTGAGAAGTATCACAAAGAGAATAACCAAGAACTTATTGTAGTATTATCAACTTTTGATACAGACGAAAAAGGTGGAGATGGTGGATTCAATCCTAATGATACATACGTCAACTGGCAATGGTATTTAGTGAAAACGGCAGATAAAAAGAGTTGGGAAATAATCAATTGGGGTTACTAATCAATTTCCGGTTTAACGAACAGGAGATGATGAACGCATGAAAATCCTACATGAACTTTCTTGGCTATGGGAAACGCTGGGCATTGCGCTTGTGGCGTCGGCTACCTGCATAGCTTGCGCCGCGCTGATCTGCAAGGCAGCGAAGAAGAACCTCGGCAAAAAGGTGTTAGCGGTCATAGGGGCTGCTGCATTTGTGGGCGCGATTCTGGCGGTCATTCTGATCGCCCGGACACCGATGCCGCTTTGATAGGACGGAGAACTTGATGGGCAGCGCATAAGCTCCTGCTTTTATACATTGCGGGAAGGAGGACAGCCGAAAATGAAAGACAAAACCTATATCGCAATCGACCTGAAATCTTTCTACGCCTCCGTGGAGTGCCGGGAGCGCGGCTTAGATCCTCTGGACACAAACCTCGTTGTCGCAGATGAGAGCCGGACGGACAAGACCATCTGTCTTGCCGTTACTCCCTCCCTCAAAAGCTACGGTATCTCCGGACGCGGGCGGTTGTTTGAAGTCAAGCAGCGCGTGAAGGAAGCAAATGCCGGACGGCAGCACGACGCACCGGGACGCAGACTGGAAGGCTCGTCGCACTTCTTCTCAGAGCTGCAAGCAGATCCGTCTCTGGCGATTGACTTCATCATCGCGCCGCCTCGGATGGCGTACTACATGGAGTACAGCACCCGCATCTATCAGGTCTACCTCAAGTACATCGCGCCGGAGGACATCGTAGTCTACTCCATCGACGAGGTGTTCATGGACGTGACGGACTACCTGAATACCTACAAACTCTCGGCTCATGACCTTGCCATGAAGATCATCCTCGATGTGCTTGAAACAACCGGCATCACAGCAACCGCAGGAATCGGCACGAATCTTTTCCTCTGCAAAGTGGCAATGGACATTGTGGCGAAGCACATCCCCGCCGACAAGAACGGCGTCCGCATTGCAGAGCTGGATGAGATGAAGTTCCGGCGTGAGCTTTGGACGCATCAGCCCCTTACGGACTTCTGGCGCGTAGGTCGAGGCATTGCCAAGAAACTTGAGCAAAACGGGATGTTTACGATGGGCGATGTTGCACTTTGTTCAGAGCGAAACGAGGACTTGCTTTACAAGCTGTTCGGCAAGAATGCAGAATTGCTCATCGATCATGCGTGGGGCTGGGAACCGACCACCATTGAAGCGATCAAGGCGTACCGTCCCAGCTCCAACAGCATCAGCTCCGGTCAGGTATTGCACTGCCCATACGAGACGGATAAAGCGAAGCTGGTTGTCCGAGAGATGACGGATTTGCTTGTGCTGGACTTGGTGGACAAGGGGCTTGTCACTGATCAGATGGTTCTCACAGTCGGCTACGACATTGAGAACCTGACCGATCCGGCACGACGGGCAAAGTACCACGGCGCGGTAGAGAAAGATCCCTACGGTCGGGAGATTCCCAAACAGGCGCATGGCTCTATCAACCTTGACGAACACACATCATCTACCCGCAAAATAATGTGTGCTGTGTCAGAACTCTTCGACCGGATTGTTGACAAGAATCTGCTTGTCCGCCGTATGTACGTTGTTGCAAATCATGTCCTGCCGGAAGCGGACGCGCCGAAGAAAAATGACGGTGCTGTCCAGCTCGACCTCTTCACTGACTATGCCGCCGAAGAGGAAAAGCAGAAAGCTGAAGATGCCGCCTTGGAACGGGAACGAAAAATTCAGAAGGCAGCTCTCGCCATCAAGAAGAAGTACGGAAAGAACGCCATCCTCAAGGCGATGAATCTTGAAGAAGGAGCAACCGCCAAAGACCGTAATGCGCAGATCGGCGGGCATAAGGCATAAAGGATCAAACAAATCTGGATTTGCGGAGGTCAAATATGGTGATCAAAGAAATTGTTGATGATAAGATGCTTTATATGGACTTATTGTTGCTGGCAGATGAGCAGGAAGATATGATTCACCGCTATCTTGAAAAGGGAACCATGTATGTACTTGATGATAATGGCGTGAAAGCAGAGTGTATCGTTACCGACGAGGGAAACGCGATTCTTGAAATCAAAAATATTGCTGTAAAGCCAGAATATCAGGGCTGCGGTTACGGAAAAGCCTTAATTAACTTCTTAATTCACCGATATACAGGAAAATACTCTATTATACAAGTAGGGACGGGAGATAGTGTGTTGACCATTCCGTTTTATGAGAAATGCGGTTTTACACGCTCTCATTGCATCCCTAATTTCTTTACTGATCATTATGACCATCCGATATTTGAGTGTGGCGTTCAACTTGTTGACATGATATATTTGCAAAGGCAGTTATAAATCCCCAGTTACATGGAAGGGAGATGCAGAATGCACATGAACAATAGGTACGACGAGATTATCAATCTCCCTCACCACGTCTCCAAGACGCGACCGCAGATGCCGATGTCAGATCGTGCAGCGCAGTTCGCGCCCTTCGCAGCACTCACCGGATATGAGTCCGCCATCAAGGAAACCGGGCGTCTGACCGACGAAAGGATTGAGCTTGACGAGGAAGCTCTGACTGCATTGGACATGAAGTATCAGCTTCTCATGGATACCTTTGATGACGCGCCGGAAGTCACCATTACCTACTTCCAGCCCGATGAGCGGAAGGCTGGCGGCAAATACCTAACAGCAACCGGTGCGGTCAAAAAGGTCGATGATTTTGAGCGAAGGATCATCATGCAGGACGGCTCGAAGATTCCGATGGATGATGTTCTAAGCATTGACGGAGAGCTGTTCTCATCGCTGGAATAATGTCGCTTGCCATGCGGCCAAACGAAGTGAATACCGAAGTACAATATGACTGTAAGGTGAGACTCCAAGCAGTCATATTTTTTATGAGGGAACACAGCTCAGCTATGAGGTTTTGCGCAAAGCGGTTTCTGCTGTCCGTTGCAGCGTGCCGCTGGGAACGAATTGGAAAAATCGCATTGACTAGGACTGTGAGTCCAGAAAAATCGGCGGTAATGGTGGGAACAGTCATCTTAGCGTTTACTTGGAGATTTGGGTATCAAAAGCCGTGGAAATGAAATTTGGAGACATTTAATTCAGGAGTTACTTAAAAAATGCTCTCAAAATGTCCGTTGTATAGTGAAGGGGTATTTTACGGGGAGTCTCTGCGAGGGAATACGATTTGAGAGAATAGCAAGCACAGCCGGTGTATATACACGGCGATTTCTGATTAAGGAAACCCTCCCCCTAATCGAAAAAAATGCTTGTTGGGAAGTCTCCCAAACCCTCTTCCTTTACGAAAGGACGGAACGCCTATGGCAAACAGAACGCGACCAAATCAGATACTCTTCTTCGTTTCCGATGATGAGAAAAGAATCATCAAGGCAAAGATGGCGCAGCTTGGAACAAAGAACATGGGAGCATATCTCCGGAAGATGGCGATTGACGGTTATATCATCAAGGTGGACTATACGCAGCAGAAGAAACTTGCCGCCGCAGTCAGCCGTGTTGCCTCAAACATCAATCAGATTTGCCGCCGCATCAACTCCACCGGACACTTCTATGCGGACGATATTGCAGAGCTGAAAGAAAGGCAGGGTGAGATATGGCAATTACTAAAATCAAGCCAATCCGAGGAACTGTAAATAAAGCTCTCGCCTATATTCTCGACCCGCAGAAGACCGACGATGCCTTCTATGTTTCGTCCTACGGATGTGCTGCAAGCGATGCGGCGGCGAAAGAATTTGAGTGGACGAGAAACCTTGCAGTGCAGCAAGGAATGCAAATGCCGAAGGTACTTGCCCGTCATCTGATTCAGTCCTTTGACATCGGTGAAGTGACGCCGGAAGAGGCTCATGAAGTTGGAAAACAGCTTGCGGACGAATGGCTCAAGGGCAAGTACGAATATGTGATTGCAACCCACATCGACAAGGGGCATTGCCATAATCACATCATCTTCAATGCCGTGAACTATGTGGACTTCCATGCCTACCGGAGCAACAAGAGAACCTATCGTGAGCTGCGTCAACTCAGTGATGAGATATGCAAGGAACACGGGCTGTCTGTGATCCCTCCGTCGCAGAACAAGGGCATGGACTACAAGGAATATACCGAAGCCAAACGCGGCACGAGCTGGAAGCAAAAGCTCAAGCAGACCATCGACCGGCTTGTCATCACAGCAAAGGACTACGATGACTTTCTGCGGCTCATGCAGGAAGCCGGTTATGAAATCAAACCGGGCAAATACATCTCCTTTCGCGCTGAAGGTCAGGAGCGGTTTACCCGGTCTAAAACCATCGGAGAGAACTACACCGAGGAACGCATCAAGGAACGGATTGCCGGACGGACGCCCCGAAGAAGTCAGAGACAGACCACGCCGAAGGGCATCTCTCTCATCGGAGATATTCAGGA